TCAGATATGTCTTCATACGCAACAATTTGTTCAGCAAACTCGGAAAGGTCTACAATGATCCCTTCCCTGTCACTCAAATTGTATTCCGCGCTTCGATAACCTGATGTGTTTGTTGCCATATGAACCACCGTTTATATTTGGTCAAAAGAATAACTTTTATTTTGTTGGTGGTCGTCCTTGCTAATCAACAAGACCCCATCCTTTCCAAGATGGTTTATCTTTTGTCTTGCGACCCCAAATTACGTCCCCCAGGGATTTGCCTAAGTCTTTGTTACTATTGTTAAGAGAAAGCATGGGATTTGAATGTGTTGCCCAAGCATCAGGAGAAATAGCTGTTCGTGATAATACGTCAATCGCAATCGTCATAGCATCCACTTGGTCATCGTGATTGCCACTCGGAAACGAAACTGTCTCGTCTATAAACTCATCTAGCCATTGTGCGTTCTCTGGGATAAATACTCGACCTCCCTCAACAAGAGGCAAGATAGAATTTACTCTTGCCACTTTGTCGTGAACGATCTTGTACGGGATAACAGCTATTCCAGATTCTCTCTTAAGCTCTTGGATTAATGACTGACCGCTGGCTTTATCTTCTATATACATACCTCTAAGACCTTTGCCTCGCCATTTATTGTTTAGACGAATCATTCTGGTCTTTAACTCAGGAAAGTCGTATTTCCCTCGGATAATATCTACGATGTATATATCGCCATTGCGGTCTATTCCAGCGACACAGGCCACGCTGTAGTCTGCTGTTTCTGTCTTTTTGAAAGCGGTGTCCACGCCAATAACCAAGGTTGCGAAACTTTCTGGAGACAGATCGGAAGGATATTTTTGCCACCATTCTGTTTTTATTAAATTACCTCCTTCAACGTAGGGTTGCTGTTGGTAGAGTGAGGCAAACTCTCTTGGGTTTAACCTCTCTCTTCTTTTTAAATCCTCAAGAGGAAATCTCTCAGCCCACAAAGGTTCTTCTTTCTCCTCGGACACATATCTTTTTTTGTGGGATAAATTTCTAAACTCGTCTGGAGTAACCCAGTTGGGATCAGTCTCAGGTAGGTGTCGTCTTGAGATTTTACCGTTATGCACTTTTTGGATAGCGGGAAAGTTAATGTGTTTCCATCTGCCTTCCTTCCAGTCTTCTGTTTCCATAAGACGACCAGCAAGGTCGTCAGGATGCCACCGAGTTAGAATTACAATTTGTTTCGGGGGTTTGCCGTCTTGCTGTGGCTGAAGTCGAGTAGCCAGGGCAGATGTGTAATAGTTCCATGTTTTATTTCTTTGCGTCATAGACTCAGCATCTTCGCGTGACTTTATTGGGTCATCCACAATAAGAAGGTTGGCGGGACGACCAGAGGTCGTACCCCCAACACCTACAGCAAAGTACGCACCGCCAACTTCTGTTCGCCATACATCTGCCGCTCGGCTGTCGGTAGAAAGAGTGAAGTCATGAAATGCTTGAGACATAATCTTTTGCTCGACTATGCCACGCACCTGTCTGCCAAAGTCTGTAGCTAGCTGGCTGTTATAGCTACAGGACATGATGTATCTGTTCGGATTACGGGCCATGAAGTAACTTGGGAACAAGACTGTAGAGAACGTAGACTTGGCGTGTCTAGGTGGCATCGTAACCAGTAGGTTGTTTTCTTCTAGCTGATCTTTTTCAAGCTGGTCCAAGGCATGTATTAGCTCTAGCTGAAACGGTGCTATGTCCCAGTCTGGGTAACATAGCCTTACAAAACCCTCAAAGGTCTCACTTGCATCTCTCAACTTTAATAAATATTTTGCGGCTTGGGCTTGTGAAACTGTACTCATTTAGTTGCCTTACTGTGCGCCCAAGCTGTTGCACCCATGTATGTACCAACTACACCAGCAAGTGATATGTAGTATAGGCCCAGCAAATCACTCAATGCTTTAACCCTTGCGTCTGGGATAATCGGTGAAAACAAAACTACTGTGGAGATAATAAGAATTATTAAAGCAGTCCAAGCCATGCGCTTCTGGCTTTCGAGCTTTTCTTCTCTTAGCTCCATTTCCATCATTTGTTGAGAACGAGCTATCTCCTCGTCGGAAACGATGCCATCCTCGTCCAAATCGTACTGCTCAAATTTTGACTTCACCTGTAGTCTCTTAGTGTTCATGAGATCATTTCTGTTTGCGTCTAAGTAATCTTGAGATGTGGATTTCTTGTGCTTTCTCTCTGTCCGTTATCGAATCAGCCATTATACCCATTAAATGATCCATAATGGCTTGGCTATGTTTATGCTCTGGTACGCTAGACAGGTCTAACTGTTTCATCGCGTTCCCAAATTCACTTAAGTTCATTCGGCTTGGGATAGCCTCTGCTTGTTTATTGCTTACTTTCATTGTCTATGTCGTCCGCCTCTATAACTATTGTGGAAATTCCGCTTGCGATTGCTTCTAAATCTTCGCGTGATAAGTCTTGAAGCTGTTTTGTCTGGTGTTCGTGCTGGTGAAAGCTAGCATTTAGGTCTGGAACTACTTTATTTAGCAACATTCCAAATACCCTGGCTTGTGTTGGGTTCCATTCAGCGGCCCCCATAACCACAGCGTGTGCATCTTTTACCTGTTCACCTACAAAATCTGCAATTTGCGCCCGTATCTTTGCGCTTTGTGCGGGTGTTAACCGTTCTTTTTCTACTAATGCTGTCATTTCTCTCGCTCTTTTAATATCGGGTGATAACTTTCTACATTCCATTGAGCAATATCGTCGTCTTTCTGCGTGTGATGCTCGTGTTTGGAACGTCTTCTTGCAGACCACGCACTTAACAGTAACCCGTCCACTAGCAGACTCATCATGTAACTCATTAAATTCTCCCATATTCTCTGACGTTTCCAAAAATTGCTACGATTACTCTTCTAGTAGGGGAGGTGACGACTCGACGCGAATTTGGATCGGCGGATACACCCCCCGCCCCCCAGTCAAGACGAGACAGTATATGGCAATAATATGTCACAAAAGACTGTAACCCGTTGATTTTGTTGCATTTTCGCACCCTAAATAAGGATTTTACACGTTCACGCATGGCTGAACGTTTTGAAAAACCCTCGCGTAAACGCACGAACAATGCCTTCAGATACGTGAACCTAACCATATCAACAACTTACAGCAACGGCGGTGGCGGTGTCGTCCTCGTGTGTGTCCCGAAGGGATTATACGGTGAGCCGAATTTCTCGGTTCCCCTTGCTGTGGGGTTCACGGCTAGTTTCATAGGAGAAACACATGACACAAGCAATCGACATTTCAGGCCTTACGCTCAAGCAAGTCAACGAGAACATCGCGGACAAAACCTTCACGGTCGCACAGGTGAAAGCCGCGATCACGAAGAAGCTATCCAACCCGAAGATGCGTAAAGGTGCGAAGGCACGTTGGACCCGTGCGTTGGAGCAACTCAGCACCAAAGGTGCTAAGGGCATCGACATTGGCCTCGCCTTCACGAACGGCAACAAGGTTGCCGAGGACAAGCCGAAGGGTTCCAAGTCCAAGACGAAGCCAGAGCCGAAGGCTGACACGTTGAGCAACGATGCTATGGCATCGTTCATTGCGGAGCAATGTGACGGTGACAAGGATCGCATGGTAGCGTTCTTGAACGCTTTCGCCAAGCACATGAGCTAAACCCTTCGGGGTTTCCTACAGGGGTTAACGCACTCGCGTTAGCCCCTTTTTTTTGTTCATTTTTTTGGAGGATTTACGCATGGTTTACACAACGAGTACAGAACGACGACAACGCAGACGACGACAACGCATACGAGGACAAGCCCTATCGTGGGTTGCAACAATGCTCATGGCTTTCACCGTAGGTGGTTTGTTTGCGTTCGTCTTGGTGGAATGGATCGCAGGTTGCGGTCAGGTTTTCTACTATCCCGATGGTACGTGGAAGACTGGTCAATGTGTGTTCATGGACGCATTGCATCCAGTCAAATCAGGAACATGGAAATAACTGCACACAACGAAAGGAGGCAATCATGCCAAACTGGTGCGAAAACTGGGGTGACATCACCCACGAGGACAAGGCCAAAATGGAGGC